CTCGCCACTGCCTTTAGGATTAGCTATTTACAACCCTGCCGATTGGGATTATGTTACATTTCTGCCAATTGATGAATTTGACTATGGAGATGACATTCTCTCCCTAATGACTGATAAAAGTCTTTCTTTCAAGCGGACAGAGATTGACAATTCATGGAGGGGGCGGCTACCCTACACCCCAGCAAAACCTACCAGCTCAACACGGGTCCTTAAACAACTCCTAACTCGAACCTTAGACATGAGGGAGATTTGTCAAGCATTCAGCTCTGGCCGGCTTCCTTTCGACTGGTATGTAGTCACCATACACCCGAAAGAGCGTGAAGCAAAGACACCAGTTGCTCGCAGTTTTGCAATCATGACTATCGAGCCTCGCTCATTTTTTTGCTTGCTGGAGGATAATTTAGCAAGGAAAGTCTTTCCGTTTATCCCAGAGCAGACAATGACCATGAGTCAACAGACAGAGGAGGAGCTCTTCCTTAAAATCACACGTCCCGCCTCAAAAGAGGTGACGTTATCTATTGGAATTGACCTATCAAAATGGTGCTCTCACTTCCGAAAACACACTGTGATGATGGTTGCTGATCGATTGAATCAACTGTTAGGGGTTTCCAATCTCTATGGTTCTGTACACGACTTCTTCAAAAAATGCTTAATAGTGCTGAGGCATCCTGCATTCACCCCTAAGCAAGACACAAAAGGGAAGAAGGGCCGCCTGAGCGATGAACCTGGGATATACTCGAATGCAGAGATTGGGATTGAAGGCATCCAACAGAAATTCTGGACATTGATTACTTTGTGTATGCTCCATTGGGCTGTGTGGAAATATGGCTTGCCTTACAAAATAACATGTCAAGGGGATAATCTGGTCATTCACATATCTGTTTTTTCAAAAGGGGATGAAAGTTTGGAACTGTTCACAGGCCGAATTCGGAGGATCAACCAACAAGTACTAGTGTCGATCTCCAATGCAGCTCACATGATCGGGCATGATGTGAACCCTGATGAATGTTTC